TATGACAGAGCAGAAGCGATGGCTAATGCTTCTTATGAATTTCTTGGATATTATCTAGAAGAGTTTGATGAAAAATTTAAAAAAGCTTGGGCCGAAACTGTTGTCAAACAAAAAGATAAAAGTGTAGACGATGGTATGCGTCCTTGGGGACATAGTGATTTGGAATATCAAGTTGCAAACAAATCTTTATCCTGCGATAAGGATGATTCATCAGAAGAATGTAAGACTGCTTGGAATGATTTCTGGGAAGAAAACTACTATCCCGAAGAATATGAAAAAGGTAAAGTCAAAAAGTGGGTTCTTCCAGTTGAAGAAGTCAAAGATGAAGACACTGATGAAAATATTTACTGCGTAACATTTCCCGATGATCTTCTGGAATCAGCAAATCTGAAAGAAGGTGATCTCGTTGAGTGGGTAGATCTGGGTGATGGTTCTTATCGTCTTGAGAAAGTCCCCAAAGCAGTTAGTCCCGATCAACTTATTGATGAAGGATATGTAATGACTGACAACGGAACCTGGTTACCTCCAGAGAACTGCTAATGTATGGGTTTGAACCATTCGTTACTGTTCTCGCGGGACTGTGTTTTAATAACTTTGTAACAAAACAAGGAGAACTCTGTAATTTTAAACAACTGCCAGACCTTGTGTTAAAATATGATAAACAAGACCCAAAAGAAGCTTGTTATAAAGACGGCATCTATTATCCTCGTTGTAAGGATCTAGAAAATCCAGAGGTTCTTCGTTATCACAATCTATTAAACTCTGAAAAATGACACATTACGACAAACTTATGGATGTAATTAAGGATCAGTTGTATACCTATTATGTTGGTGGTCAACATAATGATGGTTGGGATGAGGCAGATGCATGTGAATCTGCTCAACTGATTCTTCAAGCGGTAGAAGAATTTCAACAAAAACGTGTAAACCTTTCACAATGGAGAGCAACTGACTAATGGCACTATCACAATCTGTCGAAGAATCTTTAAAAGAAGCAGAACAAAGTCTTCGTAACGCACTTGCATATGCTGCTCGTCAAGAACGCCCGATGGTTTGCAGCGTGATTGCAGATCTTATCAGTCGTATTGAATCTGTAATGACAACGGATTCTATTCTTGATAAACTTGAGAGTAGAATGAATGGTGATGAGGATGGTAAAAGGGGTCGTTGGGGTCCGTTTGGAACTTGACTAGATAGTTAATGATAGCTCATAAAAAGGTCATGCATGAGTTACCAATAGAACCACATAAAACGGTATTGGTTTTAAATTCTAGTTATGAACCGATCAATTTCACAAACTGGAAAAGAGCGATTGTTCTTCTCCTCAAAGAAAAAGCTCAAGTGCTTTCAAGTAGAGTGATACGACTCCTAGACTATGTGAAATTGCCTTTATCTAAAATAATGGACATCTCTCCATCTCGTTCAATGATTTACAAACGAGATAATAATACTTGCCAGTATTGCGGAGCCCGATCTAAACTGACTATAGATCACGTAATTCCTCGTTCTCGGGGTGGAGATGATTCTTGGGAAAATCTAGTAGTTGCATGTAGTTCTTGTAACACCAAAAAAGGCAATATGCTTTTGGAACATACGGGAATGAAATTAATGCGAAAACCAAAAGCCCCACTAAACAAAATAATTTTTGATCTTGAACGAACCAATGTTAAAGAATGGAGACAGTATCATTATGGATAAAAATCAACCAGTGGTAAGTCCAGAAGAATTAGAAAAACCGAATACTTTTGGCAAAGCACTTCAAGAGTGGTGGAATTCTGATACCTATAAAAAACTCCAGAAAGAAAATAAAGAGGCAAAACAACGAGCCATAGGAAAGTATTTTATGCTTTCTGAAGAAGACAAACTAGACATGGTTCAGGCAATCTGTCATATCATGTGTAAAGCAGAAAGCGAAGGAACTAGTCATCGTGGTCTGATGGATGAACTGGGCATTTATCCTACTGGGTTCTGGATTGATAATCTGATGGATGTTCATAATGCTCTGTGGAGCTTCTATCATGATCAAAAACAAGAAAAAGAACTTCGAGATGATCTTGATGCATTAGATAAGTTCATTAAGTAATGTAACGCAATCCCAAAGAGATTATTAAATTTATAGATAATGACATAAGATTGTGTTAGAATTTGAACACAATCGCAGGAGACCTCATGAGTTACTCACAATCAAAGACTGAACAACTTACGGATTTAGAATGGAAAGAATTGGTAGCCCTTAAAAATGCAATCAATGATAATCCAGCGTCTGTCTGCCCAGAAAAAATGGAATTGTTCACGGAACTTTTAGTTCGATCTTGGAATGTAAAATGTGACGCCCCCGACACAAAAACTTGGAGAACTGGCCATCCAATGGATGAATAGTATATATTGACACAATATTAAATTTGGTGTATTATTTTTGTAGCTCACAATTCTAAATATTACAAAATATCACAAATGAAATGAAGTTCACTGTTTATTCAAAACAAGATTGTCCATATTGTTACAAAGTAAAAAAAGTCCTTGAACTGTGTGGAAAGGACTATGTTGTTTATACTCTTGATGAACATTTTACTAAAAAAGAATTTTATTCAGAATTTGGTAATGGATCTACATTTCCGCAGGTTGTGATGGACGATAAACATATTGGTGGGTGTAAAGATACTATTGACTATCTTAGAGTTCTTTCATTAATTTGAATTATGAGTGGAGATAATGAGCTCCACATAAATAAAGGTGTGGAGTTATTGTTAAGAAAAAGGAGGAGTACGCCTGAAGAACCAAAAACATTTCAATTTAGTTTTGGTAAGATGGTTACTCTCCTCAAACGAGAGATAAACATCTATTTTGAATTTTCATTCGACATAAAAAACAAGTAAATCTCTCGGAGGCAAATCCATGACAGCACCAGTAGTTGCCATCTTTTGCATGGTATCTTTTATGTTCCTAATGATTGGTGGTATAGTTGGATGGTTATGGAAAGAACATGTAGTTTTTTCTACTCCGCAACAAGTATTTGTTCATCCAGAAATGTTTGATGGTAATGGGAATCTTATTCCAGACGAAGTAATTGCAGTACGATTTGAAAATAGCTATGACGACTACGAAGAAGACGACGACAACCAATAGAAGATCTAAAACAACTACGAGATCTCCCGTTGCAAAAAATATTACTACTTCTACTGTTTTAAAATCAGTAGAAAAAATTCAACTCACCCCAACATCATATGTTCATGAGATTCTTGGAGCTGTAGTTGGAGAAAGAACAAAGGATAAAAAAATTGGAATCCTTCAACAATACAATGAGAATTTCCTTAAATCCCTCTTGATTTGGAACTTTGATGATTCTGTTGTGTCAGCTCTCCCTGAAGGTGAAGTTCCAATTCAAGAAAGTGAGAACGCTGAAAAATCCCCATCCTCAAACATTCGTAAAGAATGGAATAAGTTCTATAACTTTGTAAAGGGGGGTAATGATGCGATGAACAAACTTCGTAAAGAAACGATGTTCATCAATATGCTTGAGTCCTTTCATCCAGGAGAGGCTGAAGTGTTATGTCTTGTAAAGGATAAAAAATTACAAACTAAATACAATATCACCAAAGAACTTGTTTCAGAGGCGTATCCTGATATTCAGTGGGGGAATCGTTCTTGATATGTCCGTGAATATTATTCATGTGGATTGTGATCCATCTGCTGCTAAAAATCGTGATCTACCACGAAATTCTTATTTAGTATCTTATGGTGTAGATGAAGAGACGCAATATGACATTGTTCAGGCCGGATCTCAATATGACATTTTTAATTATTATTGGGACAAATATAGGGATGTGAGAGGTATTAAATGGACAGAAGGGACAATCAATCCAAAAACTTGGAATTACCAACCCCCAGACAAGAAGAGAAAAAAGTGATTTCTGGTGATATGAACATTGAGATGAATCTTGATGCTCTTAAAGAAGTTAAAAAACAGTATAAAAAAATCAAAAGGTATATGAGATCTTCTATTTACACAGTAGCTATGATGGACGGAAGAGAACAAATCGTCAGTCGTTTACTCAAGGATCAGGAGGATAATCCTACTTAGATGGGCAAACACTATCTTCTTAACCTATTTGGATGCTCATTCGGTCACCTGAACGATGAGCATTTTCTTATGGATCTTTTAGAGAATGCAGCATCAGCGAGTGGTGCAACTGTACTTCAGACGATATTTCAAAAGTTTGATCCTCAAGGAGTAACCGTTCTCTGTTTATTATCCGAAAGTCACATAAGCATTCATACATGGCCAGAAGATGGTAAAGCTGCATGTGATGTTTATACCTGTGGTGATTGCAATCCAAAGATTGGTTGTGATATAATTATAGAACAATTGAAAGCATTAAATCATACTTTGAGTTATATTGAAAGATAATATTTTATGAAAGTTTTAATCACTGGCAATAAAGGATTTATTGGTAAACATGTTTTTAATGATTGGAGAGAAACTCATAATCAATGGGTAACTGGATTAGATCGTCCAGACGATGTTAGAGATTTTTCTGGTGGAGACTATGATCTTGTGATTCATTTAGCTGCATATGCGGACATTCGTGAAAGTCAAGAAAATCCTCAAAAATATTACGAAAACAATGTTGCATTTGCAAAACCTTTGTTTGAGTGGTGTAGAAAAACTAATACTAGACTTCTTTATGCTTCTTCCAGTGCAGTTGAAGAGGGGTACTGGACTAATCCATATGCAATGACCAAGTGGATTAATGAACAGATGGCTCCTTCCAATTCAGTTGGCATGAGGTTTACAACTGTTTACGGCCCAGGTGGTCGTGGAAACATGATGTATGATCTGTTAAAGAACGGAAAGGCAAAATATGTAACCAATCATAAACGCGATTGGATTCACGTAAAAGATGTTTGTCGTGCAATTCGTTATCTTGCAAGTAGTGATGTCACCGGCCCAGTTACGATTGGAACTGGAAAATCTGTTGCTGTAAAAGATCTTGCAAAAGCATTTGGACAAGGACATCTTCCAGTTTTAGAAGATACTCCAGGAGAGAGGGAAGACAATGTTGTAGACATTTCTCTTATGACAAGTATTGGATGGTTTCCGACCATTGATGTACTTAGTACAATCTAAATAACCTTATATGGAGATTAATTATGCTCTCTACACAATATCGCCTACGTTTAGAAGGTATTTGTAATAAAATTGCTAAACATGAAGAGGTGAGTTTGGAAGATATGATTTGGGCGGAGAAACTTGGAAAAGCAAATCGCACTGCGGGAACAATGCTTCGTCAGGCTAGAAGAACGGCTGAAAATCCCAATATGCAAGAAGGAGATATGGATGATTTTTTGAACCAACTTGATATTGGTGGAACTGGATTTGATCGTTTTGGCAAACGTGGATTTGACAGTGTAGATGATATGGTTGATTGGTGGACTGAAGATAAACCCGACGACTGGCGTCAAAGAGATTGACAATAATCAGTAAATAACCTATAATAACCGCATACAACATTTTTATCATGGAATATAAACCTTATTCCCCAGAATGGAATCGTAAAAGATACCTTCGGGAAGCCCTTGAAACTTACTTCAATGACTATGTAGATATTGAAGTAGTTTACGATGATCTCATGGATATTCTTCACGAGAAATCGGAACAGGCTTATTATGAGTTCAGTCGTATCAATGAGTTGGAGTCACAATTATCCAGCAAAGTTAAATAAAATTGTAACAAAAGTTACAAAAGTACTTGACTATATAAAATCACGGGAAGTATAATATTCCTATCGTTCATCTGGAAAACCAGACGGAAGTAAGCCGACTCGGAACGGATCGTTCATCCCAATGGGACGCAAAAGCCGACTGAAGGAACGCTCTTTAACCTAAAAAACTAAGGAGAAACCTAATGTCACAAGCAACTTATCGTGGTTGTCAGTATAATACTGAAACCCCCAAGCAAGAATATCAGCGTTGGTATTCTGAAACTCATGCACCAGCACATCCAGTCAACACTTATCGTGGTGTTGAATATCGTCCTTGTAATAATAACAAGGAGTTGGTGTGATGAAAAAACTAAATTTCCTACAACTCATTAAGGAACAAAAACAAAAAGAAGATCGTCGTCATCAAGCTAAACTTGTCCAACTTATTGGATCAAAGTGATGTTACAACTAATAGTTAGTTTAACTGCTGCTATTGGTTTGGGAACTGTTTTATTATCTTTATACATTCAATGGTTGTACATGTAAAATTGTATTGAGTTGGGAGGGTTTACACCCTCCTTTTTTTGTAGTAGAATATCTTCAGATTATGTATAATCATGGACAAAGAAAAACTTAAATTAATTGTAAGAAATTTGGAGTCACTTGTAGAATGTCTTAAATCAGAAATTTATTCTGATCCAGATTTTTATAAACCAACGCCCAAAGTTGAAGGCCGAATCTCCGATTATGATGAGGTCTTTGATGATGATGGATACCCAGATTGAGAAAGTAAATGACAGTAAAACTTATTTCGGTAACTCCCGATGCAGAAAAAACAATGGCATACATTGCGAGAGTTAGCAATCCTGCGAATCAGGACAATGAAAACTATGCCAAGTTGCTTGCTTATTGTATTAAGCATAATCATTGGTCTGTGTTTGAACAGTCTTCTATGACCCTTGAGATTGAAACGAATCGTGGTATCGCAGCTCAGATTCTTCGTCACCGTAGTTTCACATTTCAAGAGTTTTCGCAACGCTACGCTGATACTACCTTATTGACGGAAAACATCCCGATTCCCGATCTTCGTCGTCAGGACACCAAAAATCGTCAAAATTCTACAGACGACCTTGGCGACTACGTAAAATTGAAGTTTCAGTCAGAAATTTCTGAACTCTTTGCACACTCTAACAACCTCTACAAGAGGATGTTGGAAGCGGGGGTAGCAAAGGAGTGTGCGAGGTTTGTATTACCCTTGGCGACTCCCACACGCATCTATATGACGGGATCTTGTCGTAGCTGGATTCACTACATTAACCTTCGTTCTGCTCATGGAACTCAAAAAGAACATATGGATATTGCTCTTGATTGTAAAGAAGTCTTTAAACAACAATTTCCTTCAGTTTCTGAGGCTCTTGAATGGTGATATATACCAATGCCCCCTAAGGAGGTAACATGTATTACCAAACACAAGCAGTAACAAAAGACAAAGTTTGGACTTCATGCACGATCGTAGAAGCAACGCCCGACAAGTATATCGTTGAATATATTGAAAACGGAGAGTTCAAAACTCAAGAAATTAGTCCAGAAGAACTTCAAAGATTAGATTATTCAGAACTTGAAATCAGCCAATAAAATGTCAGTTTCAATAATAACCGCATGTAAAA